GATGCGGTCCTTGGCGTTTTCCTTGGCCGTGATTTCGTCCGGGAAGACGACCATAGCCGGGCCGGGCGAGAGGTCGATCATCTGGGCGAGCACGTTGAGCGCGGCCTCCGAGCCGCCTGTCTGCGGCGTCTTGCACAGGATGACCACCTCCACGCCCGGGAAGCGGGCTGCGTCCATGACGCCGACAAGGTAGGGGGTGAAGACGTTCTGCCAGAGGCCGGGCAGGGACGACATGCGCACCATGCGGTAGCGTTCCGCCCACTGGCTGGGCGGCAGCCATTTCTGGCGGCGCATGACTATCCGTTCGGCCTTGGAGAAGGCAAAGCGGTAAGGGGACCCGCCCGCAAGAGCGCGGGCGAGTCCTTTGGGAAGCCATGAAGGGGCCTCCGCCAGCCGGACGCTGACGTCAGCTTTCTTCCTGTTCGGGGTTGAGGGACGGATCGTCAAGGTTGACCTCTATCTCCATCGGCTGGGCGTATTTGTTGCTCAGGCCGTCGATGACGGCCTCCATCTTGGCAAGGAAGCGGTGCGCCTGTTTGGGGTTGCCGTCCACCGTCTCGATGAGGTCCAGCGCCTGCGCTTCGACGGCGGACTTGAGCCCCGAGTTCAGCGTGACCGCCCGGGCAGCCAGTTCCTGTTCGACCATGTCCCGGGGGATGTACTTGCCCTCGGCGACGTCGGCGGCCAGTTCCTTGCGCCGGGCCTCGGCTTCCTTGATGCGGATGTCCGCGTTGTCCTTGCGGCGGACCCGTTCCTCGGCCTCCTGAGCCACCATTTCCGGCGTCTCGGCCATCGGCAGCGTGGTTCCGTACTTGTTGACGTTGCCCACGCTGAACGACAGGTCCGCGTTTCGACGCAGAATACCCTTCCGTATATCTTGATACAGTTTGCTTTTTTTGATTTTCCTGCCGTTTTTGAGCAGGTGTTCGAGTACGTCCGTTGCCGTTTTCAGCGTTTCGCGCTTTTCCGTCGTGCCCATTTGTGCGTCCTCCAGCGATTCCTGACGAGAGCATAAAGGAAAAAGGGCATGGAGTGTCAACGCGGTGCAATCCTTCCACCCGCCCACGTTTTTTGAAGGGGTTTCCATGCGCAACACGTTTGATTGAATGGACAAGCCAACAAGAAAAGGCGTGGGAGGATAACCACACGGAAATGCGAAACTACGCTGGTTCGGTCGAGAAGGTGCCGTTGCCGCGCAAGGCATCGAGGGCGCGTTTGGCAAGCGCCCGGCTGCGCTCCTTGTCGGCTTCGGAGAAGGGGCGGACAAGAGGCATTGTCTCAGCGTGCGGCCTGCCGCCAAATGCGCCCGGGGACGGCCTGCCGCCCGTTGAGGCCAGCGAGGGGCGGGCTTTCACCGCGTTGGACAGCCACGTCCGCAAAAAGCGCATCCAGTTGCGGACAGGCTGGTTTTTCTTGGCCTGCCAGTCACGGATGTGGTTGATTTCCGCCTCCACGTCCACATCGGGGAAGTCGCGCTGCAACGCCTCCAGCAGGGGCAGGGGGATGGGCAGCGCGTTTTCATCAGGCGGATAAAAAGCTCCTCTTGCCTCCGGCTTCCCGATCTGATCTTCTTTTTCCAATTCCTTTTCTGATTCCCCGAAGGGTACCGATACCCTATCGGAAGGGTACGGCACGGCCTCAAACAGGTGCGGGTAGCGTTCCAGAATGGCGGCCCGGATAGCTGCGGACTCGACTGTGGGGAACAGTGCGCGGAGCGAGGTCAGGATTTTGGGCGAGGTGCTGCACTGGTGCCGGATGAAGCCGCACACCCAGACATGCCCGCCGTCGCGCACGATGCGCCCGGAGGACTCGAAGGCCGCCAGCCCGCGCCGGATAGCGTCCTCGCTGAGTCCGGTCTCAAAGGCCATCTTGCGGAGGGAGACGGACAGCACGCCGAGGTTGTTCGCGTGCGGGCAGGTGAACAGGTAGAGGTACAGCAGCTTGTCGGCGGGCGGTAGGCTTTCGATGGCGGGGTCATTCCAGAACGACATGCGGATGGTACGGTAGGTTGCCATTACGCGTCCTCCCGGTCGGGGAACAGTTCCCTGATGATGTCGTTGAGGTCGTGGGCGGTGTCGTCGAGCACGAGGGCCAGCCCGTCGAGGGAGGCCGGGGCTTGTCTCGCGTCGTCGAGCAGGCGCAGGTGTTCGCCGGAAAGGATGACGCGGGAGATGATGCGTTCCAACTGGACATGCAGGACTTGGAGACGTTCGGACGAGAGCGTTATGGGGGTGGGGCGGCTGTTCATGACGCCACCTCCACGGTCAGGGAGGTGCCGTAGAGCGTCCAGCGGACGCGGGTGGACAGGGGAAGCCGTAGCCGGGCAAGCGCAAGCAGGGCTGAGGCTTCGCCAAAACGGGCCAGCTTCTGGATCAGGCGGGACAACGGCACGCGCCCGGCGCAACGGCCCGGACGGGAGAGAAGGAGGGTTGCGGACATGGAAACCTCGTAAGATTGGGATTGAAAACAAAAAAGGCAAGGCAACGCTCCCCGGTCTTACGAACCGCCGGGGCCTCACGGACACCCGGACGTTGCCTTGCCAATATGTAACCGCATCCTGAAAAAAGGACGCACTGGTGGCAAGATACAAAAAAGCCGTCATTGTCCGCCAGCTTGGGACTGGCAAAAGGCTACGGTTACGCCTCGTAAGATTAGGGAAGTTCAAAATAGGCGAAGTGGGGATGGGGTGTCAAGGGGGCAGGCGGTGTGATGCCAAAGGGGGTCCGTAGCGGCGTCTGCGAGGGCGCAGGCCATCTCCCTTGAGAAGAAAGGCCCCTGAAACAGGGGCCTGGGTGTCAGTCCGGCGGGCGTCGGGCCGCCTCGAAACAGTCAGGGGCACGGCGACCTCTGAGGCTAGGGGAGCTTGGGGCCTCTCACTAAGCCGGCCGGTTGTGAAGGAAGACCCGC